CCGATATGCCACATTGATTTCGAGTGGCTGTAATAGCTGATGCTCCGGCACCTAAGGCGCCATTTGTCATTAAAAAGCTTGCTCTAGCTGAGCGATCGGTTAAGTTGGTTGACACGTTTGTTGAAGCTCGCGCCAGAGCTGTTGTTGGATTGGAAATTCTTACTACAGTAACGTCATCCATATTGGCCTGAGATCCAGGTGCAAATTGTATATGATACCGCATTCCGCCCTTCCAGGCGGAAAACATATATCGAACAAAAGTAGCCGGATGCATGGGAACAAAATTAATTGATCCACCAGTTGCGGCATGCATACCATCGTTAGCATAACCAGGAACTGGTGTTGTTAAGGGCCAAGTGGCTTTCCAAAAAGCCAATGAAGATGCAGAAACATCATCTAGAGAAATATATTCAAGTAAACTCGATCTTCTCAGCAATTTTCTAAGCGAAGGGACAACTTCCCCAAAATTTTGCAAATATCGCTTATCATGTGGTTTAGATTTTGAATCACCTATTGTAACGCGAGTAATCTCATTTTCCATTGTGTCAATTGATCCCATACCCATACCAGATTGTGCATTCCTGAATGAATACATAGCATCACTGGACTGTGGGGTTAAGTCAATCGGAACAGAAAATTCTAATTCATCGCCTCCTCTCACAAAAATTGCCAATCCTATCGTACTCGTGGTAACAGGAGCAGTCAAGGTATTAAGCACACGAATGGTAAATAAACCATTGGCGTACCCTGGCGATTGTGATAAGGAAGAAGTAGAATATGAACCATCTGCCGAGACTTGTGCTGGTGTACGACATGTTTTCCAAGCAATGGATTGGTGCCAGGGAACACGGAATTCAATGTTATTTTCCTCACCGATATCCACAATATGTGTAAATACAGCATTAATAGAATCTGCGTTGATTCCAATTTGACCAACTGGATCATAAGAAATTCGCAAACGACCTTTGTGGAACTTAGTTCCAATGATTTGTACCCGAAATATGATATCACCTCTCCAATATTGAAAAAGAGACGCCACATTAGCTTGAACAGTGAGAGCTACCAAACTCTGTGCTGGCGGACCAACAAGAACATTGGATGCTCCCAAAGACGGCTCTATACGGGCATTAAAAAGCAGATCATCAGATATATTAGATGTAGACCAAGGAGCTACTGTAAGTAGTGACTCCTTCTTCATCAGATACGACATTGAAAGTTCGTCCTGACTAGGAAGACCATTCAAAGATGGATCGATGGATAACTCTTGTTTGGGATCTAGAGTAAATTTCTCAAGGCCTATCCCAATTTCGGACGACGCTAACCCAGGTAGATTCCTAGGCACAAAGGCATGTACATCATCAATAACAGGTGTATTAGTATAACCCCATAAAGAGGCTATCTTTCCAACAGCTGAAGCACCAATAGAGGTAGCTTGCGCAAAGCGACCAATGATAGGAATATCCTTCATGGTTGTTGCGATGCGAGAAACAGCGGAAGCGGGAGCAGAAATCTGCCCATGCCCCACAAATTCATCCTCGCATGGAGCTCGCCCTGATTGAAGCGTACCTGAAATAGTTGGACCCATAAGTTCGACATTTTCCATCCACGCAAAGACTTGGACATTCAAAGCAGGTGCTGAGACACCATTAGCAGTATCCAAAGGATATTCCACCATAGTGTACA